TGGAGATACGCAAACAACTGCATCTTTACGAACTTCTGCTACGTCACCGATGATTCGATTAGCAACTGTAGCATTTGCTTGACCTGCAACAATGATTGGAGATGGAACATCTGCTTTGTTAGCAAATTTCAGATAACCTGTTGTTCTATCACCATCAGTTAATGATGCACCATCTGAACCACCAGCAAGGCTGTAGTTCTTTGGAACAGTCACCGATGTGAATGTTGTGCCTGATGCTGTGTTACCCCAATTTGAACCAGCATTTTCGTGATCTGTCCAGTAAACATATCCTGAAGTATTGTTGACAACATCTTTGTAATAGTTTGTACCACCGTTGTCTGCTCTTGCATCAGATGCCTTAGAAACAAGTGCATACTTCTCAAGAACTGTATCACCTGAGCCAGTAACATCACCATCTTGGTCAACTACAACGATGTGCATTTCGTCACCAGAACCGCCTCTTGTTGAAGCGTATAATGATGTGCCTGGCGCACCATCAAATTCGTTGAAATATTCCCAACGGCGAACTGCTGTAGCACCTGAAGCACCTGTTAAGTGTGCAGAAGCAAGGGTGAAGTGAGTTGTGTTTGTGATAGATGCAACTTTGATTGCACGACCTTCGCAAACGAACAAGTCACCGACTGTTAGTTCGGTGTTAGCCGCAGAACCTGCACCAACAACTGCTGTAGCACCTGCTGTTACTGTGAATGTACCTGTCAGGTTAGACTGCCATGCGCTTGAAGATGGGCAAGTAGAAACTTTTAGAGAGTTTCCGAGTGCGCCAGCATACTTAGCAACCCAAGGACCAACGTTGAATGATGCTGTATTAATATACACATCTTCGTTCTTGATGAGTTGACCAGTACCTGCTGTGCCTGAACCTGTAGTTGCTTCAGCGGTAGCGTTCAATGCTGTGTTTGCAACACGAACGACATACAAAGGCGCTGAATAGCCAAGGTAGTTAGCCGCAGACAAAAAGTCAACTGCGTTTGTTGAGTTTGGTTTACCAAATTGTGCTACTAGATCAGCCTCAGACTGAACTGGAGTTGCTTTTTCAATAGGTCCCCAACGGAATTGTCCTGAAAATGCACCTGTTGTTGTTGCAACGGTGGCTTGTGAGGAAACAAGGTCTTGTTCGGTGATCTTGATTCCTGGTGAGATGAGACTTATAGCCATTGATTTCTCCTTGTTTTTATAATGATGTGTTTGATACGGTTATTTTCATTTTATTTATAAAAAATCGGATTTGTATCTGTCCTCATACCAAACTTGCCCTGTGCTGTCTATGATCTTTTGATCATTTTCATCATCACCGTTATTTATAAAGCCAAAAGGCGTCACTTCTTCCTCGATCATTTTGATTCTAGTTTCATATAATTCTTTTCTCAAATTCACATTTGTCAATTCTTTGAAATATGAATTTGTTGTCAGCCATGAAAATAAAACTAAAGGCATGACAAGGTCATCATGATAACCTTCGTCCGCCATGTAAGAATTCTTTCTTTGAATGAAAGTAGATATTTCCGAAATTGTATCTGCATCATGTATTAATAATTTTTTCTCTTCTACCATAGATTTAAAGTTTGAGCAACCGATTCTCTTCACTTTTTTGTCCGTAGTTACTCCCAACTGTGTCTTACCTCCACCAAAACCTCCGTTGACAACTTGTCCTGAAGTGGTTCTGGTAACAGATATGATATTTTCATATTCATAATCTCCGTAGAGAATCTCTGCAACTTGTTCTGACGTATTGATTTCGACAAGAACGTATGCTTCATTGAATTCTTTTGCTACTTTGTAAATGATTGACGGATAAAGTAGAGGACTAATCTTGTTGTCCCTATATTTTCCGACTAATTTATATGGCATCTGAGTAGCATCAATGATTTGAAATGCGGAATAGTCTTCACCAACACCTTTTGCGGTGTCTGCGACAATTACATAAGTGTGATCTTTTTGTGCAGATTCATAAACATCAAGTCCATCTTTGCTATAGATTGTCGGAATTGGTGACATTTGTGCAATTGTGTCTGCGGCAACAAGTGTAAGACTTGAACCCAAGAATTTACACAAGACTTCTTGGTTGAATTTGAGTTCACCGAGCAATCTACGTTGTTCTTCAGCCCACTCTTTAGTGCGTCCAGGAATGTCCCAATACGGAATGAACAGATTGACAAATCCATTGAGATTTTGATCCGCTTCATTCCAAAACTTCCAGAAATGATTGTACCCAAGAGGTGTAGATGACAGTAAAATCTTTGTGGTTTCACCAGCAGAGATTGTAGGATAGACTGAGGTGAAGAATTGTTCAGCAATGTTGTTTGGAATGATCGCCGCCTCATCAACGTATAGTAAGTTTACAGACTTACCACGAATACCTGATGCGCTTGTTGCCGCTGTGAAGACAATTGATCCGTTTTCGAGTGCAATGTCACCTTTGTTCCATGTAGTTACACCTTGCTGTAGCCAAACAGGAAGGTTCTCATACATTATTTGATAACGATACAATACTTCTCGCGCGGCTGTAGCCTTGTTTGCAAGAATCGCAACTGTCTTGCTTTCCTGGAAAATGGTATACCAAAGGATATACGCCGCAGAGGTGGTAGTCTTGCCCTGCTGACGCCCTTCCATCAGAATGACTTTGCGATTGTTGTGAATCACATTGACTTTGTTTTTCTGACATTCGTATAGTTTGAATGGCTGAAGACCATGGTCCAGAGTTACAATCTTACAATAAGTTTCGATGAAGTATATCGGATCGCTTGCACATTTCAGATATTCTTCAATCTGTTCTTTTGTAAAATTAAGTGGTACTCCGGCAGCCTTTAGATTTGCATTTCCTAGATATTGTTTTACACTCATCTTTTAGATATCAATTTTTGTAGTTCTGCTGTGCTTCCAACGAATAATGCATTCGTTACGTGAGTTGGACTTGATTGTTCTTCGTCTTTTTTCTGTTGAATATCTTTTTTTGCTTTTGCAAGATTCAATAAGTCTTTGTTTGTCTCTGCTAATGTTTTGATTAACTGTCCGACAACTTCATATGCTCTTGGAGATTCACCTTCTTTTGCTAAGAAAGTTAAATTCTCCATTACGTCTTTGCCATTGTCAATTAATGTGCGTAGATTCTTTCGTGCATATTCATAGTCATCGTCAACTTGTGTAGTTTCTTCGACAACTACTAAGGGTTTCTCAGTAGTTGAAAGTTGCACATTTGGAACAATATCAAAGATATCGTTGAGTTTTTCGTCTACTGTCTTCTTCATAGTAAATGATTATTCTCCGTAACAGTTTCAGTAATCTCAAAAGATGCATCACCTTCAAATGTTTGAGTGGTAATGATTGCTTCTTCAATTCTTGTGCGAACATCGGCTCTATCAATGTATTTGTATTTCTGTAAAGGACCGAATAGATAACCTTTAACAGTAAAATCAAACTGCCAAGTTAAAACTCTGCGACTATCAAAGTCACCTTCCCATTGATCGTCTGAAGTTACGCTATTGAGTTCAATTGGAATGTCCATTGTGATGCCTAGATCAGGCAAAATCTTCATCGTGACTGTCCAATCTGGCGTGAAGAATGGAACAATTTGTTCTACAATCTGTGTGCCATCTTCTGCGTTTTTAACAAATGCGTTTAATTGAAACTGCATGTCATATGGTACTGGCGCGTATGTAAAACCAAAATCGTTACCGCCTGTGTTTTGTCCTTTGACAAATTTATGTGCAGTATTAATCTTTCGACTAGGCGCATATGACATAGACATAAATTCAAATCCTAATCTAGGATTTGTAACTGCAATTTCTCTGTTCAGCGTAGGATCGCCATAAATTCTTTGATAAAATTTCTGCTTTGGACCATACTCAATAGGAACATTTAAAGTTTGTGCAACGTTGCCGCTTATATCATAGCGTTCAATTTGAATCTCATTGAAGAGATTACCAAACATAATTACAAAACGTCTAAGCGTTCCGTGATAATAATCGTGACCGAACATCATAATTAGTAAGTCCTTGTAAGTGCAAATGGATTCAATTCGGTAAAGTCAACAACATCGTCATCAACAAGTTTTTCTCCGAGTGCTTCATTATCTGCTGTTGCGTCATATGTAATAACAGTATCGCCTTCTTTGACAAAGAATGTGCCGTCTTCGTTGAGCATGAAGTCTCCATCTTCAAGAAGTGCTTTCTCTAGATTTGCGGTTGATAGACTGTATTGATCTTCAATGCCATCAATATCTCCAACTTCAGTATTGAGTTCTTCACTAGAGTATTCGAATCTATCGCAACGCAATTCGTATGTAAACAGTTTGCCCAACTGAAAGAAATTTTCAATGTTTTCGGTAAACTTAATTTCATACATGTATTTCATCATAGGTATCCAAATCAAGTCGCCTTCGCGAGGACGAATGATTGCTTCATAATCCCATGCGTCTGATACATCATAAAGAAGTTGTTCGCCATCTTCGTTGATTAGATTGTATCCGTATTCTGTTAGCAAAGATGTTTTAAGTGACTGTCCAAATCTTTTCTGTGAAACTACAAAAGTGATTGATTCATCAATCTGTAGACCAAACTTTGAAATGAAGTCTTCTTGTCCTTGAAAACCATCGAAACTCTTTACAAACAATTCCATTTCAATCGCATCTTCAAATTTAGATAAAGTATCTTCACCATAGATTTGATCTAAATTTTGAAATGTTCGAGGCAAGTAATAGCCTTGAATGCCATACGTCTTGATGGATTCAATAATTAAGTCTTCTAAAACATTTTGCTCAGTATTGGTGTTATACTGATTAAAATAGC